ATCGAAGAACAGTTTGAGTATTTCTTTGATGTCACGTTGAGGTTCCCTGCCTATGAGTTTCAAACAGACTTTGGCGAAACCTTTTATGCTGATTCTGTACTGATCAAGCAGACAGTCGACGGATTCCAGTCGATTAACGTCACACCGTGGAATGATGATGAAATCTCTGTGCCCGCACGTGTCACCCATTACGTGTTTAAGCGTGGCTTTTGCATTGCCGCGATCTTGACCATTAAGGTAGCTGCATACCACAATCAAGTCATAACCAGGCACCGCTTTAAAATCGGAGATTATTCAGAGTACCACATGGTCTATCAGTACCACCCGCTCCCAACACGTCTCGATTTACAAAAGAGCGGCATTGAGCCGAACCCTGGTCCTACCAGGGCCGTCTGTAAAGAGTGCAAGATGACCCCGCATGGTAAATTTAAATGCGGAACCCTCCAACGGCTGTGCCCTACCTGTGGCTTGAGAGTGCTCTGTACTAAAGAAGAAGCACTAAGACACATCACAATTGGCTGCGCTCCACTCAAGGAGTGGGGACTTGGCGATTGGGACCCAGACTTGCCAATAAACGAACTCTATAGAGTGAGTAATGCAAGGAAGGGCTATATCGCAGACCATGACCTGTGGCTGCCAAATGTGAAGATCGAGGGGAAGAAGCTTGCCATCAAGAGACCAGAAACAAAGGGGAAAGAACCACAACGTGTACCAGTGGATAGCGCACAGGGCGCCGGCACGTCCAAGTCACATCAGAGCACGCCAGCTAAGAAACACGAGTCAAAAGAGGAACCCGAGACAGAGAAGTCTACACTCTACTACAGATCGGGCAAGGTCATTATCCAAGAAGAGATCGACCGAGTACCCTTGACCGTTGCTAAGAAATGCTTGCGTGGATTAGTTGACACAGAACTAAAGCCCGTGCCCAAACAGCCAAACCTGGAACCCGAAGATCCTGAAATCCTATTCATCGCCGAGCTCCCCAGGGATGGGCATCCACAACCAAGCGGGCCACCGGCCCCGCCTTCATACCCAGCGCCGGGACCACCTCGCTCTACCACATGGCTAGAACTGCACGATCGTGCAGAAACGTTAACAAGATGGCCACACTCACTACCACCAACCAATGCCAGGCATGTCCACATCCCAACCGGGTACGTGCCCCGATCGCACGGGGCGTTCCCATTCGTTTACAGACGTAGGGATCCAGAGTTCACTTTAGCCGACGCATTGGATGACCCATTGGAGTACGAACCAGCTACATCATTCTCAATTGGTTACAGGACCACCTTACCCGCAGGACCGTTGAACCCACTGGAGACTGGTTTTGCGTTCGAGGATGGACCTGTGCTCCCGCCATTAGTGGGCCCTGCAGTCCTCTTGCGGCATGAGTTGTTCTACGGCACAGCCACAGACCTACAAGTGCACAATATTGTGACCTCAAATCCAACGGATGAAAGGTTACTCACTCACCGTCATGTGAGGCGCGCAGCGGAGCAGGACACACTCTCCCCCCACCCTATCATGTACCAGAAGATAAGGGTAAAGCGCCGCTTCACTGCTGCGATGCATTTGTTATGGCTAACCTGTTGGCTGGCTCTGAGCATTATTTTGAAGAGTGCTTACCCGTTACTGCCAATCTTGATTTGGCCAATCATGTTTGTGAAATGGAACTACGAGATAGTCTCGTGCCCTGCGCTCACTTCCGTTGTGGCATGCGACATGACAAGCGACCCCGAGGAGTCTGCTTTCAAGAATGTGAGGACGTACGCACAACGAGCAGCCTCACTAAATATCCCGGCGTCCATACAGCCAATGCTATACCACGACTTACCAGAAGTCATAAGACTAGCTCGCGAAATGGGTTTTACCACCCGGCTAGACGTGCCCCAAGAAATAAGAAGCTTGTCAAAGAACTCAGAGACCCGCTCTTACTTGGCAACAGGAAGTACGCCCTGGGAGCCCCAATCTCCAATGGCCGATATCCAGCAGTCAATGACTTATCTCCTGACGCTCGTGTCACACCTGGTCCATTTCGTGGGAAGCTACCTCGCGTTATGTTTGTGGCGCTTCCAGACACAACTATCAGCACAGTGGCACCGTGCTGTGCTGACACGAATGACCCGCAGACGGTTGCAGCGGGCATACAACACCGCATCGCAAGGGCTACCCCAACATTAACAGACCTAGCAATCCATAAGCTACAAATAACAACCTTGCGATTATGTAATACACATTTAAGGCCGCTGGCTCACCAACCCACATTCAAGAAGTGGCTATTAGACGCGCCTTACACACAACAACGAAAGGCCGATTTGGAACGAGTCTGGTTGCAGACCTGCGGCATGCCTTCAAAGCGTGCTTGTAGGACCATGGCCTCATTCGGTAAAACCGAGTCGTACCCTACCTTCAAACACATGCGGTCAATAAATTCTAGAACGGATGAATTCAAGTGTTTCTCGGGGCCTTGGATTCATGCCATTGAACACGAAGTCTACAAAATGAAAAATTTCATAAAAAAAATACCGATCCCTGACCGGCCAGGCCTGATCTCGGGCCTGTGGAAGACAGGGGCACAGACAATAGGAACAGATTACGTCGGATTTGAGGCGTTAATGGTCCCGCGAGTTATGGAGGCGATAGAGTGCACTGTATATCGCTACATGATGCAGGCGTATCCAGACGACTGCGAATTAATCTGTGCTGCTCTCATGGGCGAGAATAATGGTGTCTTTCGGAATGGCACTAAATTCACAGTCCATGGTAGGCGCATGTCAGGTGACATGTGCACGTCATTGGGCAATGGCCTGACCAACCTTGTTGTATTTATGACGTTAATGGGCGAACGGTCGTGGGATGGCTTCGTGGAGGGTGATGATGGCATCTTTTGCGTGTACGACAACGATCCGTTGCCGACGCCAGCTGATTTCGAGAAGCTGGGTTTCATGATAAAAGAAGAATTGCCAGAACATCCTTCAGAAGCATCCTTCTGTGGCATAGTTAGCTCGGGGAACCAGAACATCAAGGACCCCGCGATTGTGCTACAAAAGTATGGTTGGATGGATGGGTTCTTTAATGCTGGTCCTAGAGTTAGAGACCAACTCAAGCGC